CACATAAAAACTTGAAAAAACTTGCATATAAGTCTTGACAAATCCAAAACTATCCTCTATAATACTCGTATAAAATGATTAATAAAACTACTATATGAGACGAAGCACAATATCCAACGAATCAGCCACCTCCGACTTCTCGGTATTTCAGGGGTGTAAACCCTTCGATAAAGAGGAACTTCACACAATAGAAAATCGATCCACGGCCTCGCGAAAAGGGACTAGATTCAAGCACGAGGATGTGTATGGATCAATCGCGCCTACCGATGATGACATCGATGAGGAACTTAATCTAATGGGAACCTATCTTTAATTTTTCATACATCCTGTAGAAGAGGAGAGGGATTTTTTTCATATTATGTTTCCCCTTTCCTCTTCTCCCACTTTAAATAATAATAATAATAATCTAATGATCAAGAATACAACTATATTAACCAACGTTCTCATTTCCCTAATAACTGCAATTACAGGAGAAGGTGTTCAACTCCCTATTCATAAAATTGAAGAATATCTTGAATCTCATTATTCCGATAAGATCGTTGCCGCAACTCTCATTCTTGAGGCCGGTGGAGAATATGCCGATGGTTCAATGGAATCTGTCAATGAGGTTATTGTCAATCGGTCTTTAAAACGCAATATACCTGAGACTCAGGTTTGTCTTCAGAAGTATCAGTTTTCTTGTTGGAACGATAAGACAATTCAAGAAGGAATTCTTAAGGCGATGAAACATCCTAGATGGAATACGGCGTTGGATATCGTAAAAAGACAAACTACCAATTTGACCAAAGGGGCGGATCATTACCATGCCGACTATATTAAGAATCCTTACTGGGCGAAAAGTATGATAAAAACTGTCAAGATTGGAAGACACATATTCTACAGATCCTCATTATCATGGAGGAACGGACCCCAAACAGATTCTATGAGTTTTATACGATGAGTGGATACACACAACTTAGTCTCCCGTTAATTTGTCCCCAAGTTTTATCACAAAGTATACTCCCCTTGATTTGGCCTCAAGATTTGTATCCACCCAATCCTGACCTTGTAGATAGATTGGAAGGTAATAAAAACTCAGAGCCATGTCTTTCCGCAGAATTTTATGTAACTTTTCGTACAGGGGATACCACTATATCGGGTAAGATCATAGGAGAGGCTTATGGAGGTCTTGGAGGTAAAAGAGACGGAATTTATATAGTAGATCCGGACGAGAGTGGTTGCAACCTTTTTTATGCATCTTATTCAAATATTTGTAAAATAGAAACCCATTCAGCAACTTATTAATAACGATGAAAACCAAAAGGCGACTACCGACTAGTAAAAAATTTCAACGGAATGGCATGGTTTCCGCGCCGGAATCTCCATTTACTGGAGAAGAACCGACATGGGAAGGTGCGGATGAATGGTCAAAAGATAAGATTAATTATATGTTTGGTCATGCATTGAATTTTTATAACTACTATCTGGACACTGAGGATTATATCCCTATCATCGAAAAGTATGTCAACAATGATAAGAAAACTTCGTCCATTTTAAGAAGGGCCCCCAAGTGTGTCGAGATATCCATTTGTGGGAAGATTGCTCGAATGTTGAATCTTGGTATGCCAAGGTATCATAATAAAGTAGATTATGGTATAGAGGTTGAACGATATATTCAAACCATTTCTAAGATGGTTCCTGTTAAAACCAAGAAGGTTTTATCTAAAAGAATATCGGTCTTTGAACTCATGCAGAAAAAACTGCGGAAAGAGGTTTTGGTTTATCTTGATAAAATGTTAGACGAGTGGATAGTTTCTCCTACCACAAAAATTTACAAGATCAATCTGTCCTCTTTATTGAGTGGAGTAAATGCTCCCATCAGTTCTCTGGGGATTGTAGTAAAGTGGTTAGAGGGACAACGGGATGAACTGATTGAGGCCCGAGATAAAACAAGTTCCTATTCAGTAGAGGGATATTCTTATCTCTCAAAACCTGCCATTAAAAAAAGAATCTCTCTCTTGAATGAAATGTTGAACGATGTAGACCTTTACAAGTCTGCAAAGAAGGCAACAAGAAAACCACGAATAAAGAAAGAAAAAAGTGCCGACAAGATAGTATCAAAGTTGAAATATCAGAATTCATCAGGTAATTTTGGAGTTATTTCTATCAATCCAATCAAGATTGTTGGATCAAGTAAGGTTTATCTCTTCAATGAAAAGTATCGAAAATTGACAGTTCTTTATACATCCAGTCTTTCGGGCCTGACAGTAAAAGGAACTACTATTCGCAACTTTGAAGATAATACATCATATGCAATCAAACTAAGAAAACCAAAGGATATTCTCTCAATCATTGTATCGAAAACCGAGAGACAAATCATAAACGCATTAAAAAAACTTACCACAAAGAAAATCTCCGCCAACGGCCGAGTCAACGAAAACACCATTATTCTTAAAGCATGACAAAAAAAGAGGAAGAAATACCAATCATACCAGTCATCACCTTTGATGAACTACGAATAAAAGTAGAAAAATATGTTCAAAATGGAGAGATGGGATACGCTGAATCGATCTGTGACATATGCAAGGATAAGGATATCGATCCTGTGGACATCGCAAAACTTATAAAGGGGCCATTGAAAGATAAACTCGAGGCCGAGGCGATGGAATTGAACATTATTAAGAGAACAACGACCTATCTAATGTGAATGGTTATACCGCATATCGGATTTACCTTTCTCTTAAACTACATTTTGATAGTGACACCTATGATGCAAGTAAGTATGGTTTCAAGACAAATTCCAAAGAATCCACATTTAATCGAAGAAAAGATCGATTCTTTTTTGAACGAATAGCTCGCAAATATAAAGAACCTGAAATTCTCATTGATTATTTTACTGCAAATTTCATTTCAGAAGTGAAATGGGTTGGCGACATGAAAGAAGAAAATTATACAAAACATACTCGAAAGATGCAATCTCTGGCGTATGAATTTGAAAAGGATTTAAAAACTCTTCATGAGGAATGTGATTCCTTTGATAAGATATGTTCATCGACCATTGCATTAGATTGTCTTTTAAGTCAAGCTATTGCAATAGAATCAATTACTGTAATTGACATTCTTGTGGATTGTATGAAACGATTGAAAGAAAATATTAGAGATCCTCTTGGAATCTATGGCGAACAAATCGAAAACATTTTGAAGTATAAATTACTTCTCTCTCGTAGAAATATACCAATTGAAAAACTGAAAAAAACTGTAAAAAAAGTCTTTACAAAGTGACTCAAATATGTTATATTACTACTTAACACATACATAAAATACACTGTAATACATTGTAAAACACTAAAAATACTAAATAATAATAATATTATGTCATTCGAAAAACTAAAATCAAATCGTCTTGCGGCGATTGAACAGTTAGTAAACGCTGCCGAATCTGTTTCGGAAAAAAAGAACTATGGAGATGATCGGGAATGGAAACCGACTATCGACAAAGCAGGAAACGGGTATGCTGTAATTCGTTTTCTACCATCAGCAAATACAGAAGAGCTTCCTTGGGTCCGATTTTGGGATCATGGGTTCAAAGGCCCAACTGGTAGATGGTATATCGAAAAATCACTCACTTCAATTGGTCAAAATGATCCATTAGGAGAAATGAACTCTCAACTCTGGAATTCAGGGAGAGAAGAAGACAAGGATCTTGTTCGTCAACGTAAACGCCGTTTACATTATGTATCAAATATTCTTGTTATTTCAGACTCCGCAAATCCATCCAATGAAGGTAAAGTCTTTCTTTACAAGTATGGAAAGAAGATCTTTGACAAGATCATGGATGTAATGCAACCTCAATTCGAAGATGAGAAACCAATGAATTCGTTTGATTTCTGGGGTGGAGCTAACTTCAAGTTGAAGATTCGTAATGTCGAAGGTTATCGCAACTACGACAAATCTGAATTCGATTCTGTTACCCCACTCTTTGATGGTGATGAAGAAAAGTTAGAAGGAATTTATGACATTCTTTATGAATTGAATGAGTTCATCGATCCTGAAAACTACAAGTCATACACTAGTCTTAAGAAGAAATTATATGAAGTTCTTGGTGAAGAAGATATCGCCAATACCTTTTCGGTAGAACAGACTACCGAACTCAACGAGACTCGTGAAGAACGAGTAGATGCACCTGCACCGAAGAGCGAGGATCAACCTGTTAGTTCATCAAATAATAATGATGATGAAAATGAAGAGGACACCTTGGCATATTTCGCCAAGTTGGCTCAGAGCTAACTGAGTTGATAAACAAATACATAGGGGGTGGCTACTGAATATCGGTGGTCACCCTTTTTGGTTTTTACCAAGCACCGGCCGGAACAGCCGAGGCAATCAAAGGTAACGACTCATCTTGATGGGCACTTCCAGATACGTTAGTAGTAGTTGAATTGTTCACCGTTGTGGTTTGTGGTGAAGATGCGTCGGAAACAACAACCGTAGTAGGTTGAGACTTTGAATCGGCGATTTCTCCCATCCCTCTTTCCATTTGAGCGCCAGTATTATTCCTGTTTTCACTAAAGAGTCTTGCTTGTTCCTTTTTAAATTCATCGGAGAACAATCCCTCTGTTCCCATTTCATTTTCTTGTATTTTGTAGTCCTGAAATAATTTTGCTATTCTTAATTTATCTTCATCAGTCTTCGCATCAGCCAAGGCATCTTTAAGAGCTCCAAGGACGGCCTGTTGATCTTCATTGAAACCAGTAGTATCTGTTGTACGCAACTCTTTCAACCTAGCCACCGCGACCGCTGGAGCTAGATCAGTACTTGGATCACCTTGTTTTTCATTATACTCATCCTCCTTTTTAGCAAAGAAACCTGTTACACCTGCAATGAATCCAGAACCCTTGTCTACAATATTGGTGGCGGCACTTTTCAAGGTTTTAATCGGATGTAATATCATGTCCTTAATCTTTGCAATTAAATCCGTAAAAATTCCAGCTATTGCTGTGCCCACATTCCCTCCAATTTCCAACATTTTCGGTAAAAGAGTGTCCTTTAAATATGGCCATACGGTTTCAGTAAATAGTAGACCTAGTCCCTTAGCTATTTCCAACATTTGCGGTAAAAGTTCTGTGCTTAAATATGGCCATACGGTTTCAGTAAAAACTTCATATAGTAACGTGGCTATATTACCTGCCATTTCGATTAGTTTCGGAATAAGCTCGTTCTTTAAAAAGAAAACGGTATCCCAAAAAAACTCCCCTATCATTGTGGAGATATTACCTGACATTTCCAATATTTTCGGTAAAAGAGTGTCCTTTAAAAATGGCCATACGGTTTCAGTAAATACATTACCTAGTACCGTGGCTATATTACCTGCAACTTCGAGTAGTTTCGGTAAAAGAGTGTCCTTTAAAAATGG